CCTTCGCCATTACCACCCTTTGTAATATTTAAAGCAATACCACTACCGCTTGAATGTGTTATGCCAACTGTATCGCCACTACCAGAACTTGAAAAAGTACCTTTAGCAGCAATTAAAGTATGCGTTCCTAAATCTAAGTTAGCCGTTGCGCCCGTGTAGGGAACGTAACCCGATGCACTTGCACCACCGATGTCGCTTAATAACTCCGCACCCGTTCTGTATTTAATAACTCCGCTATCACTTACTAAAAATCTATCCGTGTCGGTAGTAGCGTTAGCAATAGTATTAACTAATAAATCTCCTGCTAAATCTAAGCGACCTGTATTTGTAAATTGAGTTACCCAAGTTCCGTTACTAATACTCATAATAAAAGCAGCAGGACTTTGAACAAACAAAGCATTTGCATTTGTAGACACAACTTCCAATGCCCTTTGAGTGCTTGAATAAATACCTACCTTAATATTTGGTAAGGTACCAGTTGTGCCTATAAGTACACTTGTTCCATCGTCATAAATTTGACTGCTTCCTATCGTAGAACTTGTTGTAAACTTAGAAACAAAGTTTGTAGTGCCACTACCCGTTACTAAAGAAGTAGGGAAGTTAGCAAGTGTACCATTACCACGAATGTATTGTGATGTAGTACCGCTAAACGCTAAAGCTAAAGTTCCGCTTGTTGTTAAAGGACTACCCGATACGCTTATAGCATCGCCACCAACTGTTAAAGCTACGCTTGTTACAGTACCTACCGCACCGCTTGAACGCTGCCAAATAGTTCCTGAATAAATCACATAATCGCCAACCGCAAAAGTAATAGGACCTGCGCCAAAGTTTACAGTTCCTGCTACGTTACAAATATAAACATCGCCCGTGTCGCCCGTTCCATTTGCAAGTGTAGGGGTGTTAGTAGATGCGTTCCAAGTTCCTTTGTATTCCATAATAGAACTTGGTAGCTGACTTATAGGAACCTTACCGCCACTATCCAAAGAAGCATAGCCATTAGCGTTGCCCTTCTCACTTCTTAATTGGTAAGTGTCTAATAAAGCTTGTGAAGGGAATACTTCTACATAAGCCGAACCACTCCACAAATAAAGTTTCTGTGTGTCTTTAGCACAATAGATAACATCAGTTGTGCCAGGTGTCGGGAACGCTGCAAGGTTAGTATAAAATGAAACTGCACCGCTAAAAATCGCACCTAATTGAGCAAGTGTAATCTTCTTACTTACTCCTGTTGTCGGATTGCCAATGATTGTTAAATCAGTTGAAGCAGGTGCTAACTCGGTTGCTAATTGGTTAATTTTTTTTCCTATCATCTTAGTATTGGTATATTGAAGGCACTTGACACCTATCGTTTAAGTAAGGTAATTCCATTGTAATATCTATCTTAACTCCTGCAAGATAGTCGGGGTCGCTCTCTGTAAAGTAAGTCAAAGGAGCAGTATCGCCTATTTCCCAAATAGCTTTAGGGTATCTTAACTGAGCCACTATGTCTTGACCTACTAAAGTCATATCCGATAAAACCTCGGTTTCGTTTGTTTCTTCCATTAACATTCTGTCCATAAAATAAAGGCTAAAATTATAGGTAATATTTTTAGCGTTTATAGTAGCACCTGTTAAAGTGTAAAACATAGCAGGGTAAGTAACCTCGCCATTAGACAAACGTTCCCATACATCTCCGAAGTAAACAAAGTTAATTTGTTCGTGGTCGTTTCCGAGTGTCGTTATTTGTTTGACGATTTGGTTTAATGTCAGGCTCATTCTTAATTTTTTCTAAATAAACACGAAGCTTATTTTGGTTTTTTATTGTTGTTACTTTACTCATAATTAGCAATCACTACAACCTCTATTCCCTTGATAAAGTTCCTCGAAGCTTTTACCTGCGCAGCAATCAAAATCACCTAACCAAATGCTCGTTGTGTAAGCATCGTTCTCAGGGTGTATTGCATCAATGCCACTTCCAGGGTTAAGGTACTCAGGATAGAGGGTAGAATATTCTTTTAGGTATTTAATCATTCTTTGCTTGTAGAACTCCGCACGAGCCTTATATCTATTTGCCACATCAATCATATCTTGCATAGAAGGGTTTTCTGTATTCTCGCCACCCTTCCTTAACAAGCCTTTGTTGTAGAACTGATAAGACAAACCCATTGGCAACTCACTAAGTACATAATGCACTAAAGTATCTGCTATGTATTGGTCTAATAAGATAACCTCGTTTGCGTTTAAGTTGTTAGCCGTGATACCTGCTTGTAAACGATTGTATAAAGCACTACCAAGCGCAGGTAAGATGTACATATCTTGTGCGGTCTTAATCTCAGGCAATACAAGTTTCTCGTCTACGTTAGCGTGTAAGCCAGACCTATCTTTAATATTCTGTACGCTTATGAATAATGTGTTTAAGCTCATTTGTTATTTTTTTCTCTTTACTACGTTTGTTTTCCACTCGTGTCTGCAACTTGGAGAAATTCTGCCATTGTCATTCCACCAACCGCCGCCTCTATTCCAGACACTATAACCAAGCCTTGAACTCATTGATTCAATTTCGCTTCTGCTATACATTTTTTTAGCTTTTAATAAGTGTACGCAAAATGGTCTACTCGTTCCTATGTTAGCATCACTAAAGCCAGATATCCATTCGTAAGAATAGCGTATAAGCATTTCACTTGTAGAAGGTTTAACCTCGCCAACTATTTTGCTTAAAGGCTTTACTAATTCCCTTTCAACAATTACATTTGACTCATCTCCCCTGCCTATCTTTTTAGAAATAGCAACTAATAATTTTCTGTCTTCTAAGCTTTTTAAAATAGCTAAAATTTCAGGGATAGTAACTTGCAAAACTTCAGATAATACTTCTGGCGTAATATTCTTTTGTTTGCTAATTTGGTCTAATACGTTTGCCTCTAATTGGTTTACATCAGCAAAGGCTTGATAGTCGTCATCGTCACTAAACCTTTTTTTACTTTTGAAAATTTCAAATTGCTCTCTGTCCTCTCCGAACTCATAGAATATCTTGTAGTCATCTTCGCTAAACTCTAATTCCTCAGCACCTAACCAAGTCGCTACTTCGTCATCACTTAAAGCATAACCACCCTTAAGCATAGAACTTGCTTGTTCCCTTGTAATCTTACCCTTGTTATAGTCACGAATAATGCGCTGCATATTTTGCCATTCACGACCTTTTAAGCCTTTAATATGCTCGTTCACATTTAAAGGACTTGCTGCCATTGGTTGCTCAGTTTCGGTAGGCAATCCGTATTTAGTAGGGTCAATACCTAACTTCTCCAATATCCATTCTTTAGGTGCTACTTCTTTAATTACGCTTTCGCTAAAGTCAATACCAATCGGGTCTACAGGCTGAAGTTTTAATTCCTCAGTAACTCCTGCATATTGTCCTAACATATTAAATATGCCTTCAATTTGCATTTGCTTGTAGTGAACGTAAGTATTACGGAATATCTCGTAGCTATCACGCATCTGTTGTCTGCTACCTAATTGACCTGGAGTAGCAATACCGAACAAGTCAGGACTTGTAATCTGGTGTCCACTAAATATGTTAGTTTGTATTAACTCATCTACTCGGCTAAAGTCCTCTTTAGTTAAATCACTTGCACCTAAATCGTCTACAATAGGCTTACGAGTTAAATCGTTTACAAACGCAAGTAAATACTTCTTGCCGTCTGCACCCGTATACATATTATCGAACTGCTTACTAACAAGGCGTTTCTCTTCAGGACTTGGCTCTCCGTTTGGTAAGGTAATAAGTTTACTTGCAGAAAACCCTGTTTGAGCATTACCCAAAACGTGCTTACTAACTTCTACATCACTTTCGATGTAATTCAAAGCACCGAAATAACCAGGAAGGCTATAAACATTAATTCCTGGGCGATACTCCTTTACATAAAGTATTTGCACCCCTTGTGGATTAGCAGGATTGAACGCATTGTATATCTCAGCTTTTTCTTGATTGCGTGTAGCTTTCCAATCGTCTTTATACCAAAACTGCGTGTTGTCTTTGTTGGTTCTTATCTTAGTATAATCACAATGCCACAACTCAGCAACTTGACCGCCCATAACAGACCAAATAACTTGGATATAAGCACCGCCAAATAGTTCTAAATCTAAAGCAACCTTTTTAGTTAGGTCGTTAAGGGTTTCCTCTCTATTAACCTTCTTAACAATATCTTGCTCCCCAGCCCAACCATTTCCGACAATGTAATTAACCTTGCCACGAATGATAGCGTTGTGCTTTGCAGATTTGTTAAATAGGTCTAATAGGTACTGCGGATAGTCATTGTTTTGACCATACTGCATATACCCTTCGCCTTTTTTTTCTTTATATTCAGGCTGCTTTGCTTCCGCAAATGTCAATACTTTTATTTCCATTATTGTCTAATTGTGAATGTGCTTGTTGTTTCGTATTCTGTGAATGATATAGTTGTACCCTCGAGTTCCATAATGCCGCTTTCAAGCAGGTTTAAGCCTGTCGGGTTTAGGTTTGATGTACTTGCTTGTTCGTAGATTGTGTAGGTATATTGCCCGTTTAAAGCCGTATTAAAGAAGCTATTAACTACAATAGTGAACTCGTTGTACCTTTCCTTGTAAGCGCTTATATCCGTATTGTTTAGCCTTACAAATTTAATCTCAGTATTTGTACTTCTATTCTCGAAAACAAATAGATAGTTAGGACTTGTAAGCGTCTGCTTCTCAGTCAAGGTAAGTATTATGTTTTGGGTTTGCCCTTTAGTTAATCTTATCACAACTATAAATATAAACTATCACGATTGTTTGCAAAATAAAAAACCCCCGAACAATTAAGTCCGAGGGCATCTATATACAAAACCAAAACAACCTAAGAACCAGGAGTAGTTAAAGCTGCTGCTACAGTAGAGTTAACCTCTGGAGCCATAGCTGCTTCTGCACCTGTAAAAGTCAAAGTGTAACCACTTCTATCACCTTCAGCCGTTCCTGTACCTGCACTACCTGCGGTAAGGTCTAAGCCTCTTGTTTTACCTAAGTACCAGTATTTGCCATTGTTATCTTTGGCAACTGCTACTAAAGTGTTTTGAGCCAATAACAAGATTTCGTTTCTTGTATTAGCTTGTAATTTGTTTAATACGATAGTTAATTCTGGAGCATAGAATACAGTTCCGTTCTGTACGTTTGCATTGATATTCTCAACGATTTGAGAAGTACCTTTTACAAGTTCGTACTTATAGAACTTCTTACCTGCTGCCTTAACAAGTGCGGTAATAACACCACTTGCCTCGGTTGTAGAGGTAACGTCTGCTGCTGCTGCAAAATAAACTTCGGTTATACCGCCTAAACTGTCTTTACAATCTAAGGTATAATTTTGAGTTAAAGCGCAAGGCATATTTTAAAAATTAATTAGTTTAAAAAAGTGGGGGATATATTTCAATCCCCCTATAAATTATGCAAGGATAAACTTCACTACTTCGTCAGGGAAGGCAATGTTTACACCCATTTTGAACTCAGATACGAAACGTACTTGGTCAGCTTCTTTAGCATAGAAAATTTCAAACTTCTCTTCCTCGTTCAATAAGTCAGTACCTAAGAACAAGTTAGATAAACGCATAGCGTAAACTTTGTTAGTTCCGTTAAGACCTGCAACTGCAATAACTTTGATTGTAGTACCAGGAAGTACGAACTCGCTATCAGCTTTTACATCAATTTGATAATTGAAAGAACCGCTATTTTTTAGAGCGATAGTGTAAGTTCTAAATAAATCTTGACCACAGAAAATAGTCATATCTTCAGCAGCTACAACTTGTGCAGGAATTGCTTGGTAAACACCATCAAAGATAGAGATTACGTTTGCAGCAGTAATTGAACTTAAAGGTGCACCTGAGATAAAAGTTGAAGCGTTTGCAGCAACAACACCTGAAGCAGCACCGATTAATTTTACAAGACCATCGAAGCGGTTAAGGTTAACATTGACACTTGAGGTGTCGCCTTGCCATAACGCAGTTTCTAATTGAGCAGCGATTGTCTTAGCTTTCTTTTCGCTATACTCTTGCTCAAAAGGAATAGAATCATAATAAGAACCAGTAGGTAAAGCTTTTTGTAAATACTTTGCTTCAAGGTCTTTAGGACATAAAGCTTCGTTTACTTTAATTTTACCAGGAGTTACAGTACGTTGAGTAAAAGTTGTAGAGCCAGAAGCATTAAAACCGCAAGATGCACCATCTTGAAAGATAGCATCAGTTTGCATTATATTAATCTTCTCAGAGCTTTTAACTCCAACCATAATTCCACCAGCGCTCTTAATAAGAGACGCAGTTTTTGCACCCAATACAGATGAAGTTACAAGTAGAGCTTCGTTTTCTTTTGTATAGTTTGCTAATGCAGATACATCAAATCCCATTTTATTTTATTTTTATTTGTTTA